CAGCTTGAACACACATCGTTCAACCATTTGTTGATGATATCCTCTTCCATTCCAACGTACCCGTTCTGCTCGAGGAAACGCACGAACTGCTCGTTATAATCAAGCTCAAAGAAGGTCTTGCTAGGGTCGGCGGGATCCCAGCTGATCTTGGGCATGGCCATGTAGGGTTCACCTGTTAGGTCAGCCAGCTTACGGTCGTGTTCCTGCTGACTAATCTTTGAATGTCTCAGATCAACCTCAAGCATGGCTGCTTCTACCAACTTTTCATCAGCATCCGCTGACAGGGATAACCTTGCCCTGCGTCGATCAGCCTCGTATTGATCGATCTTGCCGTGTTTGAGATCGATGTCAACGAAACGACGTTCCCGTTCAATGGGGTCGTCCACTTCTATCTTGATCAGTTCCCGTTCGAGATCGTAACCCTCGTAAAGGTATTCAGCCTCGGCACGCTGTCTCGTCTTGCCCTTTAATCCCCAGCTAGCTGGTAACAGATGGAATGGTATCTTCATGTCAATCTCCTCATGCTAAGCTAGCGTAAAGGTGTATCTGTAGGTTCAGCACGAATCCGTGCTTAGCGCAATACCTAGCGGCATATTCATGGTTCTTCTGATTCTCGGCCATGTTGAGCAAACCTTCTTCCCAGAAGCTGATGACCTCGTCCACTGCACTGCGCTCTTCGATACTGATGTCATTCTTGGTGCTGCGCAGCATCTTGCTCTTCTGTGGTTCTCGGTTGTAAACGTTCATCGGACTGATGAACACCTTCTTGCCTCTTGCCGCATATTCGTGTGCCCAGTCAGGGATCTCACTGTAGGGGCTGTTCGGGTCTGCGTTCATCACGAACTTAAGGCAATCAGCCCTGTCCATCACATCCATATTAGGTTTGAGATACTTAACGGCGTTACCGTTCTTCTCACTGCACTTCGGCGAACAGACCAATGTGGTCTCATTTGGTATATCCTGCCAAACTGTGCCGTTGCTTTCGATTTGCGTATGTGCGAATCGCTTGTTCATGCGATGAAGGAATGGTACCAGATTCTTCTGCAACATTGGTTCGCCGCCGGTGATCACCAGAATCATGTCACGTTTCTTCAGTGGACCTTGTTCGACTGGCTCCTCACCTTCCATCGCAAGCCCGCCCCAAAGCTCTCTAGCCCAGATCGGAACGTTGCCTTCAAAATAATCCTCGATTGTCTTATCAATGCGCTGATCGATCTCTTCGTAAGTGAGCCAATCACCTCCATCGAAATATGTGTCACAGAACGAGCAAGCCAAATTACATTTGGCTAACCGCACAAACACGGCTGGCTGTCCCCTGTATGGTCCTTCGCCCTGTAGGGTATAGAAGATGCTGGTGATGAACAGCTTATCACCAGCATCATTAAAGTATTTCTGACCAACGATCTCATTCTTTCCAAACACCAACCATCTCCATGCATTGATTTTGTGACAGCTATTTTGCATTGAATCAGCCGGTAATGCAATGGCATCCCGGCTGATATGATATTACTGGTTGACCAATGGTAGGCTCACGGGATGCTGATTGCAAGCTTCCGGATCGCCTTGCCCTGCTTCTGTCAGGAATGTTGTGTTGGCAGGAACCTGTCCCATTGGACACTTGCAGATTGCTATGCCATCCTTGCCTATCTCACAGTTGAAGCTGAAACAGTTGCTAGCGTTGTATCCCTGGTTTAGGCTCTTGTCACACTTCTGTATGCGAGCTCGCATGTCCTTTGGTCGCTTGCTGAAATCGCTGGCTTCCTGTGGGTAATGCAGGCGGGGTGCAAACAGGCTCCATACATGCTTATCGTCGGTTTGATCACATGATCCCTGCATGTTACCAGC